GAAGTAATCTGTCATCATTGCAACAATCGCATCTCATTAGCGATGGTTCGATTGATACTTGATCGTTTTCTATGCGACCAGTAAAACCCGAACCATCAATGATTTCGACATAACCCATTTATTCACCCCCTTCAAAATACCATTTTCCATTAGCTGTAAGTTTTGCCCATTTAGGCGCACACTCTTTTGCTTTGCAAACATATCCATAATAAGGCTTGCCTCCTTTTGAGATTCCTTCTTTCAAGATATGACCATGCTGACATGCAGGTGGCTCATTAGGTATTGATGCACCAATCTCAGCAACTACATCACCAACAGACCAAGCAACCGGCTCTTTAGGTTTATCAGCTTCGAAACTATCTCTTAAAATTGTTTCAATTTGTGCTGATTTACTTCCCGGTTTGCCATACATGTTTTGGCGGCTTTCTAGCTTTTCCTTAAATGTAGGATTGCTTTCAACCTTTTTCATATCATCCTTGGTTGCAGTTTTGTCAGAACCTTTAAGTAGGATAATTGCTCTACCCAATGCACTGGTTGCAGTATCCTCAACATAAAACTTTTTCATGTTAGGAATATAAGTTTCTCTAGATCCAAATGCCACATTAGATACAGCCGGTGCAGCATCTTTGCTATCTCGCCAAAGAGTTGCTTGAATCAAGATATAACCCTTTTCAGGATCTGCGCTTATGACTGATATATCAGATCTACCCATTGGATAATTGGCAATAAACCATTTGTTTAATGTTGCCACATCCTCATAATCCTCAAGATTAAATGCCATCGGCTACTCCGAACTCTTGTTCATAATGGTCGTGCAATTCTTTGTAGATGACCGCATAACCAATGATGTCTTTAACACTATCTTGATGATTTGCAGTTTCGGCAAGTCTGCTGACCTTAACGAGCAGCTGCATGATGCTGACCTGCATTGGCGATATGTAATCTCCATAGTAAGCAGACCACAACTCTGAGATTCGCTCGTGATTGCTTTGACTGCTTCCGTAAATCGATCCTCTACTTGCCAAGATTGTGGCGATTTCATCAAGAAACTCAGTTCTGCTTGTCATAGTCAAAAACCTCGTCTGACTTAATTTTCGTATTAATTAATCTACGGTGCGAATTCCACCCATCAGCCCTGCCCTTCCAATAACCATTCTGGAAAGCGGTATCTCGAATCTCATAAACGATCCAAGCAACAATTGTAAAAACCACAATTGACCACATGATTAAGTAGCCAAAGTCTTTGAGTTCGCTGTATAGATTCATGCATTCACCAAACTTACTTTGATGATCAGACTTGGTGCAGCATCACAATTGATGCATGATTCTTGCGAGCCATATTCACTAAAATAATATTCAGCTGCAACTTGGCATTCCAAGCATTTGCCATAACTGACTTTTGGCATTTGTATAGACATTTTGCTCCCTTACATATCCACAGACCATCTGTGAATACATAAAGTTTGACCTAAATCAAGTCTTTTATCTACCTGACTTATGGCGTGTCTTATAACGATTAGATAACGCCAAGATCCTCAAATTCATCGATATGAGTATCAATCGTGCGTTCGATATAGTCTGTTTCACGCCCCATAAGACTTTCCAAGAGCTGTAAATGATCCATCTTTGTTTATTGGGATCATCTGCACATTCATATTCTTGCCATCCCAATCCATGATGACTATACCCATTTGCCAGTTTGCGAGTCCTTTTGTGTAAGAAGCCTTTGCCCTATTCATAAGATTGCCGGTTTCTACGCCGTAAAGGGGTCTATAAGCCCCGTAGAGCCCCTCTGAATAGGCTGACATACCTAGCCTATGGGTATGCCCACAAACCACGCTCTTTCCTGCCTTTTTGGCAAGATTTAGGGCAGTCTGTCCAGCGTTGGGATTCATGTTGCCTTCATCGCCATGAGCCAAGATCCAACCCTTTTCAAATTCAAAAAATGTTTTGTGGAAGGTAATGCCCATAGATTCAAAATCCATGAACTTTGGATATTGCAATTCAGGTAGGGCTATCAAGCCCGGCACTTTTAATAAAGTGTTATATAGGCGATCTGTATGATTGCTGCGGATAATATGAGCTTCTCGGCTGTGCTCTGTGAGATCCCAAAGAATCTCTTGAGTAGCTGTGCGGTCATCATCCAAAGTTTGCTGATAAGCCAAAGGTGTTTTTTCACTCCAACGGCTAATAGTCTGAAAATCAATTTCATCTCCAACCACCAATACAGAATCAAATTTTTCTTTCCTTGCTAATTTAACAACATTCTTTACAGCTGTTTCATGGTGATACGGACACTGGAGATCTGATATTACCAAATATCGCTTAATCGTCATCCTCATCGTCAGTTGGATCTATGGATGGGATGATCCCACCATCGCCCACAATCCAATCAGGAAAAGTCTTATGTTCAGTCATCAACCAAAAAGCGTGCTCCGGTGTGAATCCGGCTTTTCTAGCTGCTTTATAGCATTCATGCAAAGCCATGTAATGTTGATCGATCTTTGTCAATGGCTCAGGAGTTTGGCGAACGACTCGACGATTGATCTTTTTGCGTTTGATAGGTTTTCGGGTGTTCGCCATAAGTAAAGGCTACTTGCTCGAAGTAATAATTCTCAGGATTTCCTCTTGGCGTGTTTCTATTCTTGCCAATCTATCAGCAAGAGATGCACCACCATTAGGAGTTAAAGTCCAAAGCCATCCTTTAATAAGATAACGCAGACCCGTAAAGAAACCGACCAATACGGCGGTTATGCCGGCAGCGAAGCCAGCCCATTCTGCCGGTGTCATTTTTCAGACGAACCAATTCCGTATGCTCCCTCTTTTGGATCTAACCACTTAATAACTGGCGCAACAATTGCACCTAATAACACAGCATATTCAGGTTTAACATCTCCAGCAATAGCGAGTGCAACAGTAATTCCAGATGCAGCCACAGCTCTTAAATATGACTTAATTGCAGCTTTATGTTTTTTGCTTAGTTTCATGAATTGCCTCCTAGTAGTGGGATGTTAAAAAATTCGCCAGTTTGATTTGGTTTAAATGAAATATGAATGTGCTTGGTATGCGGATTTATGCCTTTGTATCTACGCCATTTCCAGTTCAATAGTTTGCTGGCAATATGATGATTATGAATAACATATTTGATTCGGGAATCTGTTTTGCCAGCAATGCGTATTTGGTCAGCAAGATAGGCAGATATACCTTCGGCTGCACCAAGATCCGCTGTTATATCGAGAGCGCAAACTTCACCCGAAGGCAAAGCGTTGTGATCCGATTTTAGCTTTTGATGCCTAGCGTCTGAAATCCAACCATCTGACTTTCTAGATCTATCAGGAAAACAGTCATCAATTTGCTCCCGCAATTGAACAGCTGCTTTGGATAGATACGGCTTCATTACGCAAGTAGAAGTTTTGCTTCATCCTCGGTAATGCCTAAACGATCAAGCAATTCTGCCTTGGCTACTGCCTTTGCCTTGCTTGCTGCGATTTCTGCTTTTTGTTTTTCAGCACGCTTTTCTCTCTCAACGATTTCCTCGGCAGTTAAATCTCTTAGTGTTATCTCGCCAGTTTCGCAATTATGTTCTTGAATAAACATTATTTCACCCCATATAAATTGTAAGTTCCGCCATCAAAAGCCCCAACATCTATAACCAAAGTCAATCTGTTAATTGCAGCAGGTGTCGCTGTCCAAACACCACTTAATGCTCTTGGGGCTGATGCACCTGCATAATAATCGTGTGAAACCCATTGTCCAATTTTTGTTGATGTTGTGTCGGCATAATTAGAAATTCTTAATAAAATGCTATGGTCATTTAGAGCATCTTCTTGAACTGCCAATCTCCATTCATTTTGTGCTGAATATGTTAGTACACCACTCGATCCTGTGCCGGTTGCTGAATAATTGTTGGCAGTATCATTATTTATTTTCAAATCAATGCCATAACCAACACCAGCTGTATTAACGCTTATATCACTTATATATAACCACAGTTCATTATATGCACTTGAAATGCTAGTTAAATCAAAACCTGTGGCACTTGCAGCAATTGAACCTGAAGCCAATGAAGTCATGCCACCGCCAGAAACAGCAGCCCATTTAACCCCATTAGTTGCGCTGGAGTCGGCTGTAAGAACATAATCATTCGTGCCAACTGCAAGTCTTGCTAATGTATCAGCAGCAGATCCAACAAGTAAATCACCTTTAGCATCAACTACTGTGTTTTGAGTATCGCTAACATATTTTAATCCTGTTGCTTCACCACTTGCTGCGACTAATCTTTGGTTATCTGTTCCAACCGCAAGTCGTGCTGGAGTATCAGCAGCAGTTGCACTTATTAAATCACCTTTGGCATCAACAATTGCATTTTGGATCGCATTACTATCATCTTGAGCAACCCATGTAAAATCCATGTCAGTGTTTGTTGCTTTGCTTAATACTTGACCAGTTGTGCCACCTTTAAGATCAACCAATGATGTATCAATGGCTGAACCAAGTGTTCGGATAGCAGCTGCGCCATCCTTGACCAGATCTGTGTCGTCTGGTGTTTCCCAATTAAAATTCGTTGTGTTTGCCATATTAGGCTACTGCTCCTATCGCGTTTTCCCATGTTAGTATAGCGGATAAAGTGTTCCAAGCCTCTGAGGCTGATACTTGTTCCCATTGCAATGCAACTTGAGAGAACTCGATCGGACTCAAATTTATGGTTAAGAATAATTCGTTGAATCTAGTGCTCCAACGCCACCCCTCAACATAACCTTCAAATTGACCAGTCGAGGATATCTGAACAGGCAAGTCTGTTATGCGTAAAGGCTGACCAATAAAAATTCCAAGTAGGGCATCTCTGTCAGCATCATCAATTTCTGAATTGGTTATCGGGAAGGTTATGCGATCTAGCAATGGTCTTGGATAGGCTCGAAGGTCAATATAGCGATCGGCGACAGCTTGAGCATCGGTTGCATCATGAAGCAATGAATTGATGGTTTCGCCTTTGTAGCCAAAATTGGCAATTGAGGTTGCATCTGTGGCACTTACCTGAGATCCGTAATTGTTGCCATAATTAATATAAATATCATTGCGAACATCAGCAGATCGAACCAAAGTCCTTAAACCTGCTCCAATTGCGGTATTGGCTGAAAGATCGGTGTATCCATTATTGGCAAGGTAATTTTGTCGATGAACTGCATCGGCATATCCAATACGACCTTGATTGTCCTCATACAAAACGCCAAAGGCTGAATTAGCAATTTTGCTTGCTATGTTGTAAATAGTGTCTGGGCTAGATGTTCGGTTTTCCATTTCATATTGACCTGGACGATCAATCTCACCAAGTCCAGCATTTTCTGCATTTGCCCAAGTTGTTGTTGGATCATATCCAGCCCATGTTTCAGCTGCCGGTACTTCATTCCAATTATTCAATAATAGATCTGCCAATAATGCGTAGATTTGATCTCCGTCATCATCTTGAGCAAGAATGCCGTCAGTAATAATTTTAGGCAATTTAGCCAATGATCCTAAAGCAAGGATTGTGTATGAATAAGTTTTGACAATAGATGATGCAGTCGCTACTTCGGTGGTTAAATCAGTTATGTTGCCACCAAACAAAGTAATAAAAGCATTAGTGCTGTCTTTAACTTGTAAAGCTATTCCATCATTAATCTGGAAATTGTAATTTTCATTATTCAAAGCCACCAAAGTAAATTGCAAATAAGATGGCAATGGTTGAGAATAAATATCCTCACGACCTGATTGATGTACTATGTCAGCAATTGCTACATCTGTGTATTCAACACCATTTACAGTCAATTTCCATTCAGGCGTAAAAACGCTCATTAATCGCCTCTGATGCCTGAGTTATAGAGCTGTGGAACTGATCTTGATGCACTGTCATTTAACACTTTAGCAACGGCTCTTGCAGCTGATTCACTATCGATTGCAGATACTGCAATGTTGTATGTATTTCCGCCAGCCTGACCAAAGGGAGTTCCAGCAGGATTTAATGTTCGACTTTGTTGAGTTCCTAAAAAACCACCGGCTTGACCGGTTAAAGCAGATGGATTTGGAATGTAGCCAATATCTGCTCCTGGCTTAATCAAATTAATTGCTTGAATTGCTCTGTTAGCAAATTCAATTAACAAACCAACTGCTTCTTTAATAAATGTAATAAATCCTGAAATAATTCCAGCAGTAGTTTTGATTGCTGCACCAAATGAGGCTGCGCCTTTTTGGCTTTCATCTAAAGCTGCTTTTAATCCAACATCTCCCGTCAATCCAGCAATAAACGCATTAAGGGTTGGAATTCCAGTCTGATTCAAATAGCCAATAAATCTTTCAACAAATGGAAGTAATGCATAGCCAAGACTTTCTTTGGCTTCATCAAAACCTACTTTTAATCGATCGATCTTGCCTTGGAATGTTTCAGCATTTGCAGCTGCTGATCCGCCATAAAGATCTGAAAGTTTTTGTTGAACCTCGGTGAAAGATAAAGTTGAAAGTTCAGCTTTTGATAAACCAAGTCCTAATCTGCCTAGAGCTGTGGTATTGCCATCTTGAGCCCGACCCAATGCATTGGCAACAGTTTCAAGATCTAATCCTCGACCTTTAGCAATATCTAAAGAAAGGTTTAATAGTTTTTGTGCTTCATTGACATCTTTTGTTGATACTGCTAAACGCTGAAATGCTGGTCTTAATTGTTCATCTGCTACACCTGTCGCAAGTGATGTTTTAAGGATGTAATCCTCAGTTGCTTGTATTTGACCCTCAGTAGCCCCTGTGGCGCTCTTTAATGCAGCAGCCAACCTCAACTGTGCCTGTTCGTCCTCTATTGCAGCCTTGACCCCATCAATGGCTAATTTAGTGCCATAGGCAACGGCAGCAGCAGCAGCAACCGCAAATGCGGCAGCAGCCTTTTTACCAAACTCTGAAATCTTGTTGGAGTTGCTCTCAACGGCTTTATCAGCTTCGCCTAACTTCTTTTTTAAGTCATCAACATCAGCAAGGATTGATAACTTTAATGTGCGATTACCGGTAGCCATTAGACCCATTCCTTAATAATTCGATCAAAACTTTGTTCCCATTTGTCAATCAATTCAGGCTGAATTCTGCGAAGGGTTGGATAGATAAACCATCCACGACTACCTCTGCCTTGCCGTCCTGAATAACTAGGGAACTGTTTGAATTTATTTGAACCAAACTCAATACCACCCCATAGGGTTTGCGTAGTAGCACCACCTGAAAATTTCTGTCTTGCGAAGCCATAACTGAACTCACCGATTTTGCTGGATTTAGAGATGCTGACACCATCCGCAACTCTTTCCGCAACTTTGCGAGATTTTGTTCGAGTTCGAGCTGCTTGCTTAATTTCCTCTGATGCAAAATACGCCAACGCAGCAGATTGCGCTCTTGCTTCCTCAGTAGCTTGTTCATCCATAAGTTTGAATGCTTTGTAAATATCACGCAGATCGGATTTGTTGTAGGCGATTGTTTCATTTGCCATTCCGTTTCTCCAATATCTCGATCGCTGTCAAAATGTCGTCTGCATCAACCCATTCGCTCATTGGTATGTGTGTGGCTATTGCCAACTCCACCAATAACCTGTTTAGGCTTCCTGCTTTGTGGCTTTTGGGTCTGCATCACCAACGATGACATCAGCTACAGTTTCCATCCAAATATCCATTGGTTTGATTGGTTTGCTTCCGGCAACCTCACGCTTATAAGCATGATAAGCCAAAAACATAAGATCCCAAATGCCAAGTTTTTCACTTGCTTGCCCAATGGTATTTCCTGTCTGCTTTTCCCATTTTGCCCACTCAGGCGGTTGGGCAATATAAGTTGCTTGCTCGCCTGAGTTATATTCAATTGTAATTGGTAGTTTCATTTTGCTCCCGTTTTATTTTTTAACTAAAGGTTTCTACTACTGCGCCTTTAGATACTGTGAATGTGAATGATACTGTCTGAGCATCAACACCTGAACCACCAGCAGTAGGAAACTCAGGCTTTACTGGAAACACAAATTGTGCTCCTGATGCAGCTGTAAGTGTCATGCTGATATCTGTATCTGGTGCAGTTTCTGCTGCTGTCCATAGAGCCTCGCAAACTGAGTTTGCCTTGCCCCAATCTGCCAACATATCCAATTGAAATGTTCCAGAAATGTTTGTGGTTTTGTAAGCTTCGCCATCCATTGTCTGATAGACCTGACGCTCATTAACCTTTGTTAATACTGCGTTTGTCGCTTGTGCTTGAATATCTGTTCCACCTGTGAAAGATAAACCAACATCACGACCGGTAATTACGACTGTTGCCATGATTTCTCCTTATGCTGTTTGTGTGTAGTAGGTAGATACTCGAACATCTGCGATAAGCAGCGTTGATGCACCAACTTGTGAAACTGTCGGTCTTTCAACCGAGCTGACGATATATCCTGCTGGGATAACTGCCAGAACACTCATTATTAATTGCTCGATGTTATCGAGAGATGCAGGATTGCTGTTATATGCAACTGCAACTGAAATTGTAAAATTGATCTTTGAATGAATAGTAGATTTGTTAATTGTTTCTAATTCTAAATATGGAGAATCAGGAACTACAACCACAGCTGGTGGAATGACTGATTCTGGAACATAAGAATAAACATTTCCAGCAACACCAGCCAAAGCGGTTGCAAGTGGTGTGCGAATACTTGAAAGAATTGTGCTTGGCACTATTGAGCCAAACTGTCGGTGTCCATATATGAACCTAATAAACCAACGCATTTATTAAACAATGATCGACCCATTCTGAATGGTGTTGATGTGAAATCTACGCCTTCGATTTGTCCTCCGCCGGCAAGTCTTGCTTGGAAAACTTCGACTGAAACTGTATAGACGGCTGACTGAACAGCTGCGTTTCCAACATAAGTTGATGCGCTAGAAAGGGTAGCAACTCCGGATGGGATGACATTAGCTTCGAGTATATCGGCGTTAGTGATCGATGCTGAAAAGGTATATTGTCCAAGATTGTCTGCCAAGACAGTTCGTGTGCCGTTGTACGGTGATCCGCATCCTGTGATGACAACTGATTGTCCTTCGGTAAATTCATGAATTCCTAGTGTAGTAAATGTAGCAACATTGTCTGACAATGAGGTTGCTTGAATAGGTGCTTTGAATGAAACTAGCATTGGCAGAATAACTGTTTCTGCGGTGTCAATAATTTGATTTAGGTAAGTATCATCATATAAAGCAGACGACACACCAAGCACAGATCTCAACTGTGTAGCTGTAATTATGCTTGGCATGTCATCTCCTTACTCCCTTAATGGATGCCTAGGATCGGGAGCAACCCTAGGCACTCAGTTAAATTGATTAGTTCTTGTTGAAGTGAACTGATCCGTTTGCAACCTTAGTTGCTAATGCTCCGTAGCCATAGTAAGCAACAGATACTTGACCAGTTGCTGTGATGTCTGAACGAAGTTGTAGGCGTGGGCTCTCATACCAAGTGTATGACTCTGGATTGATCACAAACATTGATCCATCGCCAGTTGTGTAAGTAAGAGCTGAAAGTGAACGGGATACATAAAGATCTAGTCCTGCAACATTTCCACGAAGTGATTGTGGTCCAACTTGACCGCCTGCGTTTTGTGGTTGTGATGCATTGTAGATTGGGCGACCAGAATCGTTGTAGCCCATGATGTTTGCCCATTGCTCAGGTGAAACAACAATGTTGCGAGCAAAGCCAAGTGAGTTTGAATAAACTAACTGTGCTGCCTGTGCTGCGTAAGCCAAAAGACCAGCAGCTGTGTTGTCCTGTGCAGTTGTAGCAATTAAGCCAGATGAGATAATTGCGTTTGCAACATACTTATCGGTTTCTTTTGCATAAGCAAACTCCATTTGACGAACTAACTCATCAAAGAATGCTGGTGATGAACGATCTAATAGTTCAACTGAGAATGTTTGACCGCCAGCAAATTTCTTAACATTTACTGTTGTGAAAGATGATGTCATGTCAGTTGTGTCGATTGTTGCTGCTTCTGCTTCCTCAGCAACTGTTGGAACTGCTGTGATTTTAGGAATTTCAAATGTCATTCCTGATGCTGGAAGTGCTCCACGAGAAATTGCATCGATTGCTCCACGATCGCCATTTGATAAACCATTGATGATCTCTTGTGATTGTGGTGTTGGGATTAAACCAGCAACTGTGCTAGTTGTGTCAGCAGCCATTACATATTGACGGCTTTCATCATTGCCTAGAGCAGCACGAACTGAATGCTCTAAGTAAGTTGCTTTTGAATTGATTGGTGAGCGTGGCTTTGTATAGGCAACAGACTGAGCTGCCACTACGACCACAGGCTCAGACTTTGCAGCTTCTACCGCTTCGGTTGCGATAGGAGCATCTGAAGTAATATCAGACACTTTGTCCTCCTGTGTTGTTTGATCCTCAGCGGTTGCTTCGGAATTCTCTGGTGTATTTGTTGCAACTACTTTTTCAACTTTCGCTGATGCAATTGCCGGATCAGACACCAAACTGACTTCGGCTAATGAACTCTTTGAGATAACCATTGCTCCGTCTTTGTTATCCCATGCATCAACCATTACACCAACAGAAAATCCATCTCTTAATCCTGTTGCTGCTTCCTCAAGTGCATCATCAGCTGCAAAAGTCTTTGCAAGTTTGAATGTGCCCTCTAAACCTTGATCGTTTGCAGTAATGTCAATTAACTTGCCCAATGGGCGTGTTTTGTCATGCTCTAATAGCAATTTAACAGGTTTTGAAAAATCAATGCTGTCTTTAGCAAATACAGTTTTGCCGGCTGATGTATTTCCAGCCTCATTCCAAGAAACAATAGTTCCTGAGATTGTTCGCTTGTTTGTATCAGCAGCGGTTATTGTAATTGGGAAATTAATCTTCATCTGATTAAGTCCTCTTCCTCTTGGATTTGTTCGACACTCATTGCGCCGATTCTGTTTAGTATTTCGTAAACTTGCGCTCGCTCTAAAGCAGATCCACGCAAGAAATCATCAATGTCAAATCGAACTTCAACGCCATTTGGTACAAAATCAGCAGCAGACAATCTTTGCTCTATTGGCGTGATTATGTTTCTCAAGCTGAAATCAATAAGTGCTTTTCTTTCCATTACAGTCGTGCTATATGTCATGCTGGTAGTTTCAGCAGATAAGAATGATGCTGGAATGCCAACTGCCCTAGCAATTTCGGTTGCAAGGTATTGGCGTGCTTCGTTTAATTGTAATTTTTGTGGATCAAAGCCGAGAGCATTTAATTCAACATCAGCATTTAAGAATGCAGTCGCCCTGGTGTTTCTAGCAACCTTCCATGATTCTAAAAGTTTTGTAATTCGCTCTGGAGTAAGATTTGTGCCATTTGATTTTAATACCATTGTTGGAACTGGCTCTTTGGCGTATAACTCAGCAGCCTTTTCTAATTCTTGTGCAGCTCTTATTGTGCGACCGGCACGATTAAGCACGCCTTCATCTAATCCGCTAAATACAACTAAAGATCCAATGCCTGATGCTGGAACATGCATCCCATCGACCATGTATGAAGTGATTTCGGTTTGATTTGCATTTAAGTTATAACTAACTCGATCAGGTGCAACTCTTGTCCATGCACGAACTCGACTGTTATCTGATGCGGCATAAGAATCTAATACTTGACCATAAGCAACGCCATGAAATAATAAATCCTCAGCAATCCATGCATATATGGCTGATCCTGCAACTCTTGGATCTGGTTGCATAATTACTCGGTTTGGATCTAAATGTTCTTTTGTAAAATGATTATAAGTTTCTAAAGGTAATGATCCAATTGTTGAGCAGATAATGTTTCTTGCTCTTGCAACAGATGGCACAGACATTGCTTGCTCACGAGTTGCAGTTTGTGCGCCATAAAATAATCCGCCAACAGCTGATTGCAAATTGTATGGAGTATTAGCAGCAGCAACATCTACTGTTGGTGCAATTGTGGTATTTGTGATAAATCTATCGAATAATCCCATTAGAGCATAATATACCATAATGCCCGATTTATCCGACTTGTATATCAATCTCCGTTTCAGGTTGTGTCGCAAAATATGTTGCAAGTGCTGAAGCGACAGCTGCACAAACTGCCACTCTGCTTGCACGCCTTCCAATAACCCAACTGCCATCCCCAAACGGCAATTTGGCTGCTGAAAGTGTTTGTTGGGTCAGTTCATCCTGCCCACCATGTTGCAACCTGTGGCTATTGATCGCCCCAAGCCATCGATCGCAACTTTCCGCATAGATTGCGCCATCCATGTCGGTTATGGGTATTCC